GTTTAGAAAGTTCAGCAAGGATAGATTCATTAGCAGGAACTAAAGGTAAAATCACAGAGGGTAATAAACCTGTAGAGATTTGACCTTCAACTTCACCTAAAGCTACAAGAATTTGAGCAGTTGTTAAATCACCTTGACCAGGTTCTTTAGCTATTTGCTTACAAGCTACAACAGAAGCACCATTGATATAAGCCATATATGCTGCTAGAGATAATGAATTATCAGGACTTACATCACCATATTCAGCAATAACATCATTAAGGGTTGTAAATACCTTAGTGCCAAAATCACTCTTAGCTTTAGTGAAGTTTACATAATAAACTTGACCTACATTAGGTTCTTTACCTGCTTTATCAAAAGTTTCTACATAAGCAGTATTACCCACACCAATATTAGTTGTATTTGCTACAATAAGTTCAACACCATTGATAGCATTTACAGGAATATTACTATTACAAGTAAAGGTAGAACTAACTTTCCAAGTGAAATAAGAAGTTGGGTCTACAGGGTATGCAATATTGCCTTCTTGAGCAAGGATAGTAAATGTTAAACCTGTTACTTCATCTACATAAGTTTGACCTACTACACCATCTTGACCGATGCCATCATTAAACTTAGATGTATTAGCAGTACCTGAACCTTTGGGGTGGTTAGAAGTAACATAGAAACCGTTGATACCATCTTCACCTACAGCACCATCGCCAACTACAATCTTTAAACCATTACCCTTAGTAGTGATAGCATTGCCTCCTGTAAATTCAAGACTAGAAGCTACACCTTCACCCAAAGATTCAAATGCTACATACTTTTTACTTGTAGAAGAAGTATGAACATAAGCAACAGCACCACTAGCAAAGTAATTAGCACTTGGAGAAACACCAAATAACAAATCAGTTAAAGTAGCTGATTGGTGATTCATCAAAGCACTGACAATTTGAGAAGCTGTAACGGATTTAGCAGTAGATGTAGTGTTATTAGCTGTGCCAAGAACATCATTAGCACTACCATTAAGGACTTTTAAGTAGCTACCTACAACAGCATTATTCAATACAATTCTAATACCAGCACCTTCAATGTTAATTGAAGCATCAACACCAGCATCAATAAATGCTGAGTCAATTTGACTTTGGATAGTAGAAACGGAAGTTAAAGTACCTGCACCTGTAGCACCAAAATTAACTACAACAGTTGTACCACTGACATCAATAATAAAGATATTGTTAGCTGAAGATACACTAGGTGTAGCACCATTATATAAAGTAACAGCTGCTTGAGATTCACCTACTTCTTGACCTTCAGACCAACCGATAGTCAACTTGATACTTGGGGCTTCAATAACAGCACCTTGATAAAGTGCAGGACTGAAACTTGGTTCAAGACCAAGATTAGTCATAGCAGTACCACTAATAACACGAACACCGATTTCACCTGTGGGTAGATAATAACTATTACCTGGGATTAATCTGTTTCTTAGGATTAAGTGATCTACTAGAGCACCTGAATTAAGAGTGGCTCGGCTATAAGAAGCGATAGGTAAGAAACCGAATTTAGTTTGAGTTTCATCAATATCGTCAGCATCAATACCAGCGATAATAGCAAAATCATCTTCAGGGTCAGCTTGGCTAACAAATTCAAGATACCCATAATTATCATCTATACCACCATCACCAACATTAGGTAATGATAGGAGGGTGAATACTAGATGACCTGAAGTTTCGGATACATTAAGAGCAAGACCTTCAAAATCTCCATTGAAAACGACAAAGTTTGAGATCGCATTATCAATTTGGGTTTTGATAGCAGTAGCAAGAGCAGAAGCTGTTGCATATGCAGCAGGAGGGATAGTAATACTAATTTCACCTGTAGCACCATTAACATCCCCTACATATTGGAATGATAAGGTATCATAGGAATTAACAACAATAGCCATACCACCACTCATTTTAGTCATGGCGATATATTTAGGTGCTGCTAAAGTATTTGTATCTAAAGACCAAGCATTTAAAGCATCTACAATGTCAGTTACATCTTTGTTATTGGCAACTGTGAAATTTACATTCATTTCTTGGTTGTCAATCTTTAGATTTAATCCATTATTGCCACTTGTAAAATCTAAAGTAGTATTATTGCTGTCATTAGTGTAAACAAGATGTTGACTTACGAGTTGAGCAAGACCACCTGTTGCACCTGTAGCAGTAGTAGAATTAGATAAACTTACATTACTTGTGAGAGCTACATCATCTACCTTTAATGCAATTTCATCACTCTTATTAGCGATAGGGAAGTAAGGTTCAGCACCAGGAGATACATATAAAGCACTATTTGAATCAGATTCAGCAAATGTCACTGTAACAGTTTCATTAACAGGAGCACCACCAATTAAATGAGCATCAGGATATAATTCACTACCTGAAGGGAATACAAGGTCGATGCCATCAAGAGAAGCACCTTTTTGACCTAAAGAAACACCATATTTAGTAGCACCTTTAAGAGATACTGTGTATTTACCTACATTACTAGCACCAGCTAGAGTGTTTGTAATTACATATTGGTTATTACCATCAACAGTTTGATCTGTTAAATTGCTATGATAGAAAGTAGCAAATACTTGTTGACCTTCTTCAACAACAGAAGCGAGTGTTATAGTAGAATCATTAGGATTAACTCTAACAACAGTAGCATTAGCTTTTTCTAGGGCATCAGAAATATTCCAACCTACTTTAACTTGAACAAGGTCAGTTCTTGAAGTAGGTGTACCTGTACCTGTACCATCAACAGGTTGGTAAGGTAATTTAAAGGTGCTAGGTAAAGAACGAGCAGGAACTACAGTAGTATCTACAACTCTTGTACATTCAGCGAGATATACTTTTTCATCTTTAAGATTAGCAGTGACTTGGCTTTGACCGAGAGGTAAAGTACCATCAGCAGTAACACCTTCAGAAACAACAGCTACAGTACCCCAATAAATCTTATCATCTTTGAGAACCCAATCTACACCTTCGATAAAGTTAGAAGAAGCACCACCTGAGCCATCTGCTACAAGAGAAACACTTTCAATACTTGTAATGTTAGACCCTGGTAAATAATCAAATTGGTTTCTAAAGCTATTATAGTAGTAAGTAACTAAAACTTCAGCACCTGGGGCAGGTGGGTTAGCTAAAGTGAAGAAACCATTGACACCATCAACAGCAGTAGGAACAACTTCTGTACCATCTATAGTAACAGTAATATCTGTTACATCAGTAGTAGGTGTACCACCATTAGAGCCATCAACGATGGGGAAGAAGTTAGTATAGAAATTTACATTACGGCTAGTAACTTGATCAACAGTAAAACCAAGAACAGAATTAGCACTTCCATTCCCAATTTGAATAGAAATATCAGCAGTAAGGATGATTTGGTCTTCATTGTTATTATCTGTGTAAGTATCAGCTACGAGAGAACTAGCACTAGCTGCATTGATAAGAGCAACCATAGTTGCAAGATCATCAGCTCTAGTAGTGGTAACGGTAGGTGTGGCAATAGTGTATTTAGTACCATCTACGGTGACAATAAAGCTAGTAGTAGCATTATTGAAAGCGAAAGTACCTTGAGCACCTAATAATTCAGCACTATCAGTAGTGATTTGACTAGAAACATCTTCTTCTTCAACTAGTGTATCTGTTCTTTTGAAATAATAACTAACAAGAACAACATCTGTAGGTTGGAGAGTTTGAGCTAGTGTGATAACCCCTTTAGAAGCATTAACCCCAAGAACAACAGTAACAGTGCCATTAACGGTAGCAAGGATACTATTACCATTAGTAGCAGGTGTTCCTGTACCTGTACCATCTACAATAGGAAAATGTTGGACTTGTACTTGAGTAGTATTGCCATCAAAATCACCTAAAATAGGATTACCATTAGGGTCATAGCTTAAAACACCACGACCTGACATATTTTCATCAACAGCTTGTTGATCAATAGTAGAAGAAGAACCTCTAACTATAGTTGAAGAAATTGTATTAACCACTTCTTTACCTGTACCGATAAGTAGAGGTACTCTACCTGATACTACAGTAGTAGGATTAGTGGTTTGAAATATACTTTCTGTATAAACACCTGGTGGTGCATAACCGCCTCTAATAGCCATAATATAACTCCTTAATTAAGTAGTTTCTTGTTGAAAATCTATTCCCATATGAGTACGAGCATCGTTTTTAATGGTCTTTAAATTAACACTATCTGGTCTACTCATAAAGTATTCACCATCAGGTGCTACTATTATGTGTCTACCATGTTCGTTAGTTTCATTTATGATGTCTAGTTTATCATCTCTTCGTTTAGAAATGATCTTCCATTTATCAGCGGAATCTTTAGCTACTACTCTTTCTATATCAGTATCTAAAGACTCGATACCTGAAGATTGAGGGCGAACTACACCATCTATATTGGCATCATAGCCAATAGAAACTTTAGCTTCTAAAGAAATCGCATTATCTTTACAATTCTGACAAGCAGTATCATTTACTCCAAGATTCACTCTCTTAGAGAAACGAAAACCACAACTATGACATTGAAATTTAACAATAGGCATTTAAGACTCCTTATTTACTTATATAGAGTAAATAAATAAATTATCTTATTCTTTGCTTCAAATAATCATTTCCTACTGTTAATAAAGGATCTGTCGTAGGTAACACTTCCACAGGTATCAAATTGATATTCTTTATCGTCTTAAAGGTTTCTATAATCGGTACATGAATAAAC